AAAATATTCATTGTTAAATTTATCTTTTTTAATTTAATCGTCTTACAATAACGAGATGTCCACTTTAAATTTACTTAGAGATCCTGAGCTGGATTTCTTTTTAAATGAATCAAACTGTCAGGTTGTTAATGACCCAATAAAATTGTCTAGTCAATACTACACTAATTCTATTGAAAAAATTAATGACATTAAATCTGAGTGCCCAGAGCAGATCTATCAAGGCTATATGAATCTCAGATATCCCTCAGAAAACTATCACGATTCTAGTCAAGAATGTTTGTTCTCTATAGATCTTAGCGTTTATTATTATGACAAAATAGGCCACAGACTAGTCGGTAATACAAATGTGCCTAATTTCAAGATGTATCTTAAGTCAATTGATGACAAACTGGAAATGGACAACTCACTCAATTTAGCTACATTCTGCATAGCTGATAAAACTGCATCCATTTCACCAAGTATGATATATCATCAAACCATGGTTTATTATTTAGTTAAAAAACTTAAAACAGATGTCATACTTGAAAATCAAGGAATCTATACTCCTGACATTTATTGCCAAAATGATGGGCTCATGATTGAAATGACTAGTAGTAACACATACAGTAGGCTAAAACAAATTGAAGAAACTTGAGTCTAGATTAAACAAAAAAATATTAGTATTAAATAAATACTCTTTTCAAAATTTTAAAAATGAAAGGCTGGATATTGTAAGACACTTATCCAAACTAAATGATAAAGGTGACACTGATTATCTCTATGAAACGACCATGAAGTATTGTCAACACACAAATAAAGAAATGCTTTATGATAAATCTATACTAGACTTCTTTATTAGGAAAGTCGATCCACTTAATAGAGATATATACGAACATTGTAGTATAGCCAATGAATGTCTTAGAAACAAAATTGTAAGCAATTCAATTCATGCCAAAAGACAATTGTCAAAAGACTCTAGCTTTATTGATAATGATGCCAAAAGAAATAACCACAATAGGAAATCTATTAAAGAAATGTGTAGATTAATATTGAGCAAAATGGAGTTCAACAAAGAGATATATGAGTCAAGTTTCTTCTTGTTTGATGAAACAATTCCAATGGAGGATGATTTGAAACATGATTTTAAACCCAAAGAATATGGTAACAAAGAGCCTGAGCTACTGGTCAAAGATGGTTACATTACTCTATCAGATCCAAGCCAAGAAGACAGTTCTCAGGCAGTCAAAGAAGATAAATTGTTCAAGCCAATGGGTCCCTTGGACAAAGTTAGAGTTCACCAGAAAACTGTGCATTCATCCAAGGTCTATACTATTAATCAAAATGAGAAAGAAAGAAATAACTTTTCTCTAATAATGAACCTGCTCAAAAGATACAAAAACTGTGATTTGGCTTATACAGCATACGCCAGATATATGATAAGAAACCACACTGGCTACTACATGAATGACATTGGTCTCTTAGAACATAGAGATAAATCTTACAAATCGGATAGAGGAATAGTCGCTGAAGTCCAGTGTAGATCAGATATTCTTCAAGAAACTTCTTTTTTCGTTCCAACAAATAAAATGGATCCAGAACATATATTAGTAATTAAAAAATGCATCAAAAACCAAAATTTAGCAGACTCCTTGATCAAGCTTCTTAGTAAGTTGAGAGATTACCATGACCTCAGGTTTAGAGCAAGAGTTTCTGTGGCTATAATGTTAAATAAAAAGCCTGAAAAGAAATTTATTGTTAATCATTGGTACTCAGCAAATAGGTCTGCTGAAGTAATTATAAAAGGGTTATTATTTGACACTGATAAAGGCATAGCACTTGTTTCTTACATACAACATAACTGCCTATATAGGACTGAAAAATGGAGGTTAACTGATGTCGAAAATTATTTGGTTAACCATCATAGACTGGTGGCTCTTGCTATTTCTCTATGTCAATCTGAATTTAACTTTAAAGCTGATAGATCAATTATTCCACTGAATGTTAAAAAAGCCATTGTTCTCTATGCTAGGATTTTGTCAGAAAACTCTTGGGGTTTATCTAAATTCTTGAAGCCTTTTAGATATCTCTCAACAGGAGTTTTGGTAAATTCACCTTATGTACACCTACAAATTAAAAAAGTATTAGATACTATAATAACTGGGAATGTTGCAAACAAATCACTAACAAAAAAGCTATCAATTAAGTATCTGCTTGAAGCTATCTTAAACAATGACTCCAAAGAAGGAACACCAGCATTTGGGTTCCCTTTTCAAAACATAGGCTGGGAAGTTTTCTTGGTGAACCTTTGCCCTTCAAAAACATATGGCAGGAAAAAACATCTCAAAAATGCTATGGAAGAAGTTTTCGATGAAATTAAATTATTTAATACCCATGAAGCATCTGTTAAATTGATTTATGATGACTTCAAAAATATAATCAACTCAAGATGTGATTTAAAGCAAAGGTACACTCAACACCTACATATGATAGACAAACTCAGAACAATCACAGGATCTAGATTTACCTACTCACCATTTAGCACACTATTGCTTGCCATCCAAGTCAGAGATTTACCAATTTCTCCCTTAGCCAGACAGAACATATCCCCACACATATCTGAACTCTTGACTTCTAAAGCATCTCAAGATGGTTTCACAGCAAATAATGGAACTGCGCTACAGACTGTTAGTAATGTTGTAGATAAATACAACGAAACATCGACAACCATGTTAATGATGAAAATATTGACAAAAAAAGGATTGTGTGACTTGTCAATGAGAATGTTTGATAAAGACCAAGTTGGAGGTAATAGGGAAATATCAATTTTGTCAGCTGAATTTAGAATATTACAAATAATTTCTGAAAGTTTTTTTAGAAAATGTTG